AACTCAAATCTTTGGGGGATGGCGCGTTTTCATGCTAAAACTGTATTCTTGACCTATCCTCAGTGTCCTGTGAACAAAGAAGACCTTCTCGCTTGGTTACAAACTTTACGCAATCCTATATATACTATAGTCTCACATGAGTTACACGAAGATGGGTCTCCTCATTTGCATGCCGTTGTCTGCTGGCAGAACAAACTTGATATCCGTGACACAACATTTTTTAACTATGAAAATTATCACCCTAATATTCAATCTGCAAGAAGTATTAAAAAAGTTATTGCGTACACTAAAAAAGATGGTGACTTTATTGAAGCTGGGGATAGTCCTATTGTTGACACTGCTAATACTTGGTCTACCGCTATGGACACTGCTACTACTATAAAAGAATTCATGGATACAGTCAAGGAGTCGAACCCGCGTGACTATATACTACAACATGAACGGTTGGAATACTTTGCAGCGAAGCACTTTAAGAAAGATACTGAAGTATATAAACCAAACTTTGAAGAATTCATTTTACCTCATGAAGTTGAAGCTTGGTTAAACGAAGAATTTAATTCAGACAAGTTACGTAAGAAGTCCTTGATTCTGATTGGTCCATCCAAATTGGGTAAGACAGAATGGGCTCGTTCCCTTGGACCGCACATGTACTTCAACCATTTGGCGAACTTTAAGGATGACTGGGATGATGAAGCAAAGTATATTGTATTCGATGACTTTGATTTTGACTTTATACCAAATAAGAAAGGTTTCTTTGGTGGACAACAACACTTTCAGATAACAGGAAAGTATATGAGGGTCAAAAGTGTCCGTTGGGGGAAGTGCTGTATTTACTGCGCAAATGTAACACCTAATATTAAGGATATAGATAAAGATTGGTATAATGAAAATTGCGTATTTATCGACGTCGTTAATAAATTTTATTGAATCTAACCCCTCCTAATAGCCTAAACCTAATTTCCTAAACCCTGATCTCCTAAACCCTGATCTCCTAAACCCTGACCTTATCCTAACCTAAAGATCCTTAAACTGAATATTGTGAACAATATTAGTTGTGAACCCGCCAGTAGTATATCCATCAGGTGAATATATTTGATAAATCAAATATGTATTTTTGAATTTCATATAACCACCATTGTCACTGTCATATTGAATGTTTTTAGCCCATCTTACAGATATATTGCGATAATAAGTTTGTTTCCCGTTGATTGCATTGCCAGGTGACAAGTGGAAATTGCGGTCTCTTAATACGGTAAACTGTTCCTTATCTACTATACCATTTTGGAAATAGCCAGATTTCATTAATACAGATCCACCCCATGTAGGAAGAAAACCAGTAATACCGTTATTTTGTCTTGCTTTATTTTGTACTAATAGACATCTAACATAAATATCGCCACGAACACCAAAAGGAGCAAAGAAGTTAGAATCAATAGTGAATCCAAGCTTATAGGTTAATCTAGAAACGTAAACTTTGTCCCCTATTCTTTGGTTGTCTCCCACTCCTTGGTTGATTTCATAGAATGCGTTGTGCGCGTAGGGGAACGCAGTACTTTGGTTTTGAACCAGCCAATGGTAGTAGTAGTTTTTGGTTTCTGCTTGGGACTTGATAGCTTTAACGGCAATTCTTCTAATGGTTTTGGTTGATGTTTTAGGGACGCTTTTCTTAAAAGCTTTTGCGGCTCTGTTTGTGTATTTTCTTCTTTTTGCATATTTTGGCATTGAAAATTAGTTGAGTGGTGCTTGGGTTACATTTTTTTATTGCAAATTTGCAATTTGCACGCTTTTACGCTGCGCTGTGCTTTTTTTAATTTCAAGCATGCAAATTTGAAATTGCGCTTGTCGGAGATTAAAAAGTTTAAGTACCCCCCCCTTTCCCCGAGATTTGAGGTAATATTA